AACTTTTGATCGATTGGAAAGAGAACCTGCTTTGTGTGCTCGTGTTCAAGAACTTTATCGTCAAGGATTTCAGTTTGTCCAACAAGCTACTGCTTTGAAGATGGAGCGTCGACTTATGCAACCATTTAATGTTCATTGGCAGGTTCTCCGTAAATATTATGAGAAAGCAGGATCTTCTAGCGCTTTTACAGGTGGTCCTCGACACGAACCTTTAGTAATTTATCTTTCTGGAGAGTCTGGACAGGGGAAGTCTGCTTTGATGTATTTTCTTGCAACTGAACTTCTTAAAGTTGATGGAATTCCGCGTGATGTGAATGGTAAACTTGACATTACACAAGAAATTTACACTCGAATGGCGGAAAATGAATATTGGGATGGATACAAAAATCAACGTGTGTGTCTGTTTGACGATATTTTCCAAGTGATTGATTCGCCTGCAAATCCAAATACAGAGATCATGGAAATCATCAGGACTGGAAACTTGACAAAGTTGCCGCTCCATATGGCTGAATTGAGTGACAAGGGTTCAACTTGTTTTAACTCCAAGATTGTTATTTGTACATCAAACACACCAATTCATTCCTATTTTCCAAAATCTATTTCATGTGTTGATGCTCTTCGACGCCGTGTTGATGTCAATGCCCGGATTGAAGCAAAACCTGAGTTTTGTAGATATGACAGAAATTCTTTTGGAAAGCGATTTTTGGATCGAAACAAGGTTAGAGCTAAGTTTGGTCAAGATATGCATGAGGATGTCTATGATGTGTTTTTGGAGGATCCAATTAATGGAGATTCAATCCTCGTTAATGAACAAAAGCGTATTTCTTTCAAAGACCTCGTATTGCTTGCTGCTGGTAAATATGAAGCTAAATTTAAAGCTTCATCGGCAATGCATGACTTCTTGGCAGAGATGGCAGAAAGACCTCCTGTTGCTCAAATTGGAATACCAACTTGGGATTCTATTAAGGGCATTTTCTTTAAACCTCGAGTTATTGATCCGGTGGAATTTGCTCAAATGGATCTGGCGAATTTACATCTTGAAATGAAAACACCACGAGAATTGAGTCAATTACCCCATGACGAAGTTATAAATATCGTTAAGAACATTGGACAGCTTCGACGCATTTTCAATACCCGATTGGCAAATGATATTTGGATAGAGCAGAATGAACTTATAATAGATCCCATACGTTGGTCTACTTTGATTCAGTTACATGCTTCTACTCGTACTGTTTGGGCTGATCTTGCAGGTCGAATTTTGGTGAATGAAGTTGGCAATGATTGTGAACTTACCTTGATCTCTGCTTCTCTTGTTGCCGAAGTTAAGGAAAAAGTTCCTGAACCGATGTTGGTTCTTCTGAAGCGTAATGCTGAAGAGTATAAGAAAATGGCTACATCTTGGTTGGACAAAGCAAAGAAGATTGTGTCTGAACATCCGTTGTTGTGTGCTGCTGCCGCTATTGTTCCTCTCTTACTTTTTGCTTTGTACAAGTGGATGGGAGTGAAACGAGAAGAAGTGTCGGATTTTTTCCATTCGAATTTAGAAGCACAACCTGGGAAACGAGTTGTCCACAAACATCATTGTGTGCGATGTGGGAAGATTTTTGAGCATGCTCATGAAATTAGTACAATTCGAGATAGTTTGAACGATTTGCCTATGTGTGGTACATGTGCTCCTGAATGGCAAGCAGCGTACAATTATGGACGGGAAAATGTTGAAATTTTTCCTCGAGATCCCAATCTTGTCTGTACAGAAGCAGAAAACGTTAAAACTTTAACATCATTTTTCACGGATGCTGAATTGGATGAACTTCTGGAGAGCCGACTTGGACACCAATTGAAGGTTGAACTTGCAGCGTCTGGAGACCCAAAAACCCGGAAAAAGGTTCTTCGAGTACAATTAACAACTTCTGGGGATCCGCATACACAAAAACAAAAGAAAGTGACTGTTGAGTCGCAATTTCGTAGTGATCGTGCTGCTCATGAAGTTTCTGAAAAGATTTTGAGTAACATTTATACGATTGCTGTTGGAGATGGAGTGAAATTCCCGCATGCTTTAAAAATTGTGATGATTCGGGGACGTGTTGGACTTACAGTTGCCCATCTTCTTCCTTATCTTGAACAAAATACTCATGTTGAACTCAGTAGCCCAACAATGTCTGAAGGGATGATCTTCCCAGTGTCTGAGTTGCATTGCTATCAAGTGTATGGACAAGATAAAGCTGCCAAAGATCAGATGCTCATTGAATTTCCTCGAAGATTCCCAATGCAGTTAGATATAGTTAAACATATGGCAACATCTCATGACATGTCTATGCGCAAAGTTCCGATTGTTCTTGTTAATCCGAGTCACAAATCTTTTGTATTTTTGAAGTATGGAGAGGCTTGTGCTTTGGATAAACCTTTGGAATACCTTGATGAGAACGATAAAACTTTGAGCATTCGCTCGTATTACAAGTATGCACTTGAAACGGCTCCTGGTGATTGTGGAAGCATTATGGTTGGAATTGGAAAATCTATACAACATAAAATCATGGGCGTCCATATTGCTGGTGGTACTGGTACTGGATATGCTTCTCCTATCAATGCAAAGGACATTCTTGCCACTTTGGAGCAAATACCCATTCGATCGCAAATTCAGCTTGACATGGATCCCTTACTTAATTATTCTACTACAGAAGTTTTACTTCCAGAGGGTAATTTCATACCAATTGGTGAACCACTTTATCCGATTCCCCGGCCTGTTAAGACGAAATTGAAAGAGAGTGCTGTGTTTGAACTAGTAACTGAGGCAACGACTGCTCCAAGTATTTTACGTAAGGTGAAATTGCATGGGAAAGTTGT